GGATTTTACCTCATTTTGGTTTCGTTTGTGTCCCTGGATAGAATCTATCCAGCGGCACGGAGCAAAAACTAAATTAGATTTGGCTCGAGTGACTCACCTAACGTCCTCACGGGGGTTGCCCCCGGGAGACAAGGAGACACGCTCTCAGTCCTTGCAAAAGCACCGAGAGACGTTGTCTAGCCACTTTCCGGAGACAAGGGAGCGGACGGAGATCCTCCGATCCCTCTCTTGTCTCATAGGTCGGAAGCTTAGTGAGAACGAATATCATTCGCAAGCTCACTTGTCGCTCACTACCTCTTCTTCCTTTGACGCATTGGTCAAGGAAGGCGGTCGTGCCAAGGAAATATCGGAAAAGTTCCGAAAATGGATGGAACATATCCCCACAAAAACTTGTGAAGGATCCACCCTCCTAGGCAGGAATTCCACAGAATTCTGTGGTTTTCCCCGTTGGATGACGGTCGGTCGTAAAGACGCTATGGATTTTATCCGTAACCTCCCTCATGACGATGAGGGAGCGGTTCATCCTTGTGTGCAGGCGGGAGAATCCCGCCAGGACACTTTCTTCGATTTCGAGAATTTTCGATACGAAGATCCTTTGTACGGACTTGATGAAACCTCTGGTTATCAGCTCCACCAATGGTCTGTACATGAATTGCTCCAACTCGGTATTTTAACCGGGAACGAGCACGATCCTAACAGCCTTCAGTTAGAAACTGGGGTGCTTCCTTTAATAAGGAGATCGTCAATTGGTGAGCCAGGGGCAAAGTCCCGGGTCATCACCGTAGGAGAAGCTTGTCTTACAATCTTCCTACAGCCTTTTTCCCACCATATAACAGGTAGGTTACGTACTCACCCATCGGCGGCAGCGGGTCTTACCCGTGCCGCGCAAGGATTCGAGTATGTGAAGGCACTCCATCTGAAGGAACATCCTCAGATGGAACCGTTAGACGTGAAGTTATTAACTTCAGATCTGACAACGGCGACGGATTTCTGTTCACATCGTTTCAGTCAAGCCATGCTTGATGGACTATGTGACGGATTACAAGAAAATTTTGTATATCATCGCCTATCTAGTAAACTGCTTTGCTCACCTCGACAGTGTGTCGACGGTGAAGATGTCTGGGAAACCTCAAGAGGAATCCTGATGGGGGACCCAGGCGCAAAGGCTGTTCTGACATTGCACAATCTTTGTGCAGAGTTAGAAGCGTTTATTAGATATCGGATCGGGCAAGATGTCTCTGATGCGGAGTTGCTCCGCCGCCTAGAGAAAATGAAGGAAATTCCTTCCTCATGGTGGAGGCATTTTGCATGCAGTGGGGATGACCACACTGCTCTCGGTCCGATAGAGTACCTAAGGGAAATAACTAGATCCCATTCCAGGAA